GACGGCACAACTGCGGCTAGCCATACCACTGGTGCGGCTATGACTTTGGTTCAGAAGAACAGTATCACTGTGTGGCCAACACCAAACCCCGGCCAGACATACCAGTTTGTGTACTGGCGCATGCGCAGTATCCAAGACGCTGGTGGTGGTACTAAGACCATGGATGTGCCGTTCAGATTTATTCCTTGCTTGGCCGCTGGACTGGCATATTACATTGCACTCAAAGTACCCGAAGGCTTGCAGCGTTTGGACGTTCTGAAACAGCAGTACGACGAGGCTTGGGAACGCGCCGCAGGCGAAGACCAAGAGAAGGCGGCAGTACGTTTTGTGCCTCGTCAGATGTTCATTGGAAGCGGTACGTAAATGGGCAATCGGTTTGCGTCCGGCAAGAATGCGATCTCGGAGTGTGATCGCTGCGGCTTTCAGTTTAAGCTGACGGAGCTACGCAAAGAAATTATCAAAACCAAGAACTACAATCTCTTGGTTTGTAGGATATGTTGGGATCCAGATCAGCCGCAGTTGCAGTTGGGTATGTACCCAGTGGACGATCCACAAGGCTTGCGCGATCCACGTCCCGACACAACGTACTACCAAGGCGGTACGACTGGCTTGCAGATCTCAAATACAGGCAGTACGTCTGTGGACGCGGTGGGTTTCCCGTCCGGCGGTAGTAGGGTCTATCAGTGGGGCTGGAACCCTGTTGGTGGTGCAAGGTATTTTGATGCTGTTTTAACGCCAAATTACTTGGCAATGGCAGCACAAGTTGGTACAGTAACGATACAGATAGGAGTCTAATATGGACAAGAAAGATTTAGCCCAAGACAAAAAGATGATTGCGTCTGCTGTGCACAAGCACGAGAAGGCCAAGCATCCCGGCAAGCCTATGACCAAACTGGCTAAAGGCGGCGTCACTAGCAAGTCTATGATGCAGATGGGCCGTAACATGGCACGCGCTGCAAACCAACGCGGAGGCTAAGATGGCTACATACAAGCAAGCAACTAAAAAGGCTTCACCTGTTGTTGGCGTAGAAAGCAACAAGAAGTACTTGAAAGAGACTCCCACTGTTGTGGCAAACACTCGCAGTCAAGACTACAAGCCTACCAAAACTTCTGGCATCAAAATTCGCGGCACTGGTGCGGCGACTAAAGGTGTCATGGCTCGCGGACCAATGGCATGAACTATACCCAGCTCAGCAGCGCTATTCAAGCGTACACGGAGAATACTGAAGCGAATTTTGTCGCTAATATCCCCGTGTTCGTTCAGCAAGCTGAGCAGCGTATTTACAACACCGTCCAGTTTCCGTCCTTGCGTAAGAACATGACTGGGTATGTGTCGACAACAACTCCTTATCTGTCTGCCCCGTCGGACTATTTGGCGACATATTCTTTGGCGGTTATTGATGCTGATGGTAACTATGAGTACTTGTTGAACAAAGACGTCAACTTTATTCGGCAGGCGTATCCAAGCGCTAGCGATATAGGCCTTCCAAGGTACTACGCACTGTTTGGCCCGACTGTGGCAGGTAGCACAATCACAAACGAGATTTCGTTCATCCTTGGCCCTAAGCCAGATGCGAACTACCAAGTTGAGTTGCACTTCTATTACTACCCTGAGTCTATTACCACTGCTGCAAGTGGCCAGACATGGTTGGGTGATAACTTTGACTCTGTACTGCTGTACGGGTCGTTGATAGAAGCTTACACCTACATGAAGGGTGAAGCTGACATGCTTCAGTTGTACAACCAAAAGTACATGGAAGCGCTTGGATTGGCTAAACGTTTGGGCGATGGTATGGAACGTCAGGATGCGTACCGTTCTGGGCAGTACCGACAAAAGGTAACTTGATATGTCTATTGCGCAAACGACGACCACAAGTTTTAGGGTTGAGCTGCTGCAGGCAGTTCACAACTTTGGTCCGACGTCGGCTGACACTTTTAAAATTGCTTTGTATACCGGTGCGGCCAACATTGGTCCCACAACAACTGTGTACACGACAACTAATGAAGTGGTGGGGTCTGGCTACACTGCTGGCGGTAACACGCTGGTGATCTCTACATCCCCCACGGCAGCCAACAATCCGGGCAATATACCGACTGCGTACATTTCGTTCAGCAACACAAGTTGGACTAGCGCGTCGTTTACTTGCCGTGGTGCTTTAATTTATAACGCCACACAAGGCAATAAATCTGTAGCAGTGTTAGACTTCGGTTCAGACAAAACCGTTAGCAACGATACTTTTACAGTCGTTTTCCCACCCTCCGATGCTAACAGCGCCATCGTGCGCATCTCTTAAGGAATCATCATGACTAAAGAATTTTCCAACTTTGGCGATCATGCAGAAATTAGTTTGCAGGCGCAAGTTGCCGGCACTGAGACTGTCGGTATCGCTGGCTGCTACCATGTAGTGTGCCGCGACGCTGATGGCAACATCAAGTGGGAAGAGCAGTTCCCTAACTTGGTTAACGCTGTTGGCAAGCAGTTGATGCTCGACACACTGTTGTCCGGCACTTCTTACACAACCGTTGGCCCGTACCTCGGTCTGATCTCTGGCGCTAGCCCTACCTTCTTGGCGGCTGACACCATGTCAAGCCACTCTGGTTGGACTGAGTTCATTAACTACACTGTTGGTGGTTCAGCAGTTCGCGGCACAGCTTCGTTCTCTTCTGCATCATCTAGCGGTTTGTCACCATCTAACGTGACAACCAAGTCCGCTTCTGCCATTACCTACACTATCACAGGTGCTGGTGGTACAGTTGGCGGTTGCTTCTTGGTGACAGGCTCAGGCGCTTCTTCTACGCAAAGCAATACTTCAGGCACTTTGTACAGCGCAGGCGCGTTTGCTACAGCTAAAGTTACAACTGCTGGCGATACCGTAAGCGTTACTTACAGCACTACCGCAACTTCCTGATAAGGGGTCGTATAAATGGCTCTTGTACTTGCTGATCGGGTCCAAGAGACCACAACGACGTCTGGCACTGGCACAATCACATTGGGCGGAGCCATTGCAGGGTATCAGTCGTTTGCGGTCGTTGGAAACGGAAACACTTGCTTCTACACAATTGTAGATAGCGGTGCTTGGGAAGTAGGCATTGGCACGTATTCAACTACGGGGCCATCGCTTGCTCGTACCACTATCCTGTCTAACTCCAACGGCAACACATCGCCTATTACGTTGTCTGGTAGTTCAGCAAGCGTATTCTTGACATACCCGTCTGAGAAGTCCGTCAATTTAGATGCGAGCGACAATGTAAGCCCGCTGGGCACAGTGGCTTCTGGTGTATGGCAAGGTACAACTATTGGTGTGGCTTATGGCGGCACAGGCGTAACTTCGTCGTCTGGCGCAAACTCCGTAGTGTTGCGGGATGCTAATCAAAACATTTCTGTAAATCGCTTAAATCAGGGTTTACAGACAACAACAGCTGCTGCCGGCACAACGACGCTGTCTGCAGCTTCTCAATTTAACCAAGCGTTGGTTGGCACCGGCGGACAGACTTTTAAACTGCCAGACGCAACAACGCTGACGGACACAACCACTTTTCAGTTTAACAACAACGCAACCGGCACACTGACAATTATTGACTATGCCAACGCTACGGTTGGTACTATTGCTGCCGGCGGTGCTGCGGGTATTGCACTACTGTCAAATGCTACTGTTGGCGGTACGTGGGACGTTCACGCGTATATTCCAGAAAACGTAACGTGGGGCACAAACGCACTTGCACTTGGCTCGACTGTTATTACAGGCGGCACATGGCAGGGCGGAACAATCCAAACAGGTTATGGCGGCACGGGCCTCACAAGCTACACAAGCGGAGGCGCAGTCTACGCTAACAGCTCTTCAACACTAACATCGGGTACTTTGCCTGTTACGGCTGGTGGCACAGGACAAACAACTGCTTCTGCAGCTTTCAACGCTTTGTCGCCAATCACATCTACTGGCGATTTGATTCTTGGTAATGGGTCAAACTCCGCGACGCGACTGCCTATTGGTACCAACGGTTATTTCTTAACTTCCAACGGCACGACAGCAAGTTGGGCAGCGGTTCCTACGAGCATGGTTTATCCCGGTTCTGGAATTCCTGTATCTACGGGCTCGGCGTGGTCCACCTCTAAAGCATCTCCAAGCGGTGTTATTGTGGGAACGACTGATACACAAACGTTGACCAACAAACAATGGCAGGCATACAACGAGACGGTTACCACAGTTGGCACTGTTTCTTCAACCACATATAACAT